TACTTCTACCGACATGATGCCTTTCTGTTGTTCGTACACCTCAAAGCCCGGTGCGTAAACAACGAGCATGGTGCTTGCAGCAAAGTTGTTGTCAACTACGAGTTGCAAACCAAGTGGGTTCATCGAATTGTAATTTAATGCGCCTGACGCTGTACCCAACGAGTTTTGGCTAATAATGTTTTGGCCGTTTACTGCTGGGAACAATGGGCGCTTGCTGCTGTCCAACTGTGACCCGAGTTTTTCCCATACGTCAGGTGAAACAAACAAATGAGTTGGGAAGTAGTTGCTGTCCTCTGCAATTTCTCGTGCAGCGTCAAACAATGAGTTCACCAACGATGTTGGGTCGCCTGCTGTAACTGTCCATGTCGAACCTGACGCGGTTTTGCCTGCAACCATGTTGTCGGCTGCAATGTTGTCAGTTGCGATCAGGTATTCGCCTGCAAGATCGTTCAAAATCAAGTTCATTGATGCTGGGTCTGTGAAGTCCATGTCTTGTACCGACAAAGTGACTTGACCTGCAACGGTTGTTTTTGTGACTGTGTTGCTTGCGATCACCATTGTTGTTGCTGATGCTGCCGAACCTTCGGTTTGTGTTGCTGCCGAAGTGTGCGTTGTGATCGTTGGGCGAATAAATGTTTTGCTTGGTGTGTTTGGCATTGCTCGAGCGCCCAACGCTGATACGACTGGTCGCACAAAGTTGAGGTCTTGGAATAGTGGGCCAAGAACCGGAACTGGCAACAAACCTGGTGTATCGGTTGTCAAAATGTCGCCTGCAGCTGCTTGCAACGCTGTTTGGTTTTTGCGGTTAGCAGATTGGAAAGCGTTGTTTACTTTTGCGAACGTGTCGCCGCCGATGTGCATAGCGGCAAGGTATTCGCCTGCGCTTGGCATCTTGAATTCTTGTTTTGGTTGCGCCCACAATTTGTCAACTGTTGACTGTGCTGCTTCAACTACTTGTGTTTCAATTTTGTCGCTCATGGTTGTTTCCTGTTCTGTGTCTTGTTCTGATTGTAACTCTACTTGTGGCTCGGTTTCGTGGATAGTCTCGTCGGGTGCGCTGGCTGCGACCTCGGTGATGACCGCGCCACTAAACGCGCCTTCGCTAACTAGCGATAATTCCGACCAGTTGGCAGCCTCAACAATCATTACGCCTGCCTCGTCGTAACTAAATTTTGTGGGTGTTACACCGACCGATACCGCATCTATAACGCCGTCATTGGCAAGGGTAAGTGCTTCGTCGCCTAGTCGAGTGGCGCTGATCTTGGCCGTAAACATCATGCCTTGCGGGGTGTCCACACGCTCAACGACTTTGCCAACAATTTGGTTGCTGTCGTGTTGCATATAAAGTTTCGGGTCGCGCCCCGTGACTGGCAACGACCCTTGCAAAAACCGCACCTTTGTACCGTCATTGACGGTCGCTGTTTCGTCGTAGGTGACTGCTACGCCTGAGATTGAGCGCGACGGCAAGCCCTCTGCCGCCGCTGCGTCAACCGTGATCTGTGAAGGGGTTAATCGGATCATAAATTTTATAGTACTCCATTTGGTATCGGGGTTTCGGAATTGTCCTCGCGGTAGTCACTCATTGAGTATTCGCCCTTTAGGTAATCCTCAACGTCAAATTCGACGTATGTGCCGTTTGGTAGCACGTTGTTTTGGCTGAGTGTGCCAGCGATGCAATCGGCGTAAGCACGTACGCCAAATGTCCACAAGTCCATTCGCGCTTCGGCGCTTGACTGGTACGAGTACGAGCCGACCGATACGCCTGCAAGGTATGGCGGTATGTTGCATAGTCGTGCCATTTCCATTGCTTGAAACTCTGCGCTGTCAATCAGCAACATTTTGTCAGGGCTAGTTAGTGTTTCTGTGTAGGTAACAAATTCGTTTAGTGCTGCGGTTTGGTTTGTTGCTCGAGCCGCATTAAACGCCGCCGCTAGATCGGCTAACTCTTGTGCGCTTAATGGCTCGCCACCTGTCTGACGCAAAATGCCTGCCGGAATAGCCGACGATGAGTTTCTAAATCGTGCGGCCTCAAGTTGCAATGCTGTCGCTATTGCTTTTTCGCTCATATAGACGATGCCTTGTATCGGCGACAAGAATTGCACGACATCGTTTGGGTCTAGGCTGCCGCCTTGAAAAATAATTTCTTTTGACGGCGCAAACCAAACTGGGCCTGACTGGTCAAGTGTTTGTACCATTGCGGCAGGTAATCGAGTAAACGACGCTGGGTATCCGTCGGCTGTGCGTGACGTGATATACCAAAATGCGCGACCAAAGAAAAATAGATCGTCAAATGTCCACGACATAATAAAACTGTTCGGCAATGTTGGGTCTATGCGTCGCAACCAAGTGCGTGGCGCTAGTGGCACTTTTTCCATTTCGTCGCCGTTCCAAATTTCGTTGTACATTTTTAATTGCATACAACCAAGCACCGATGCCATTAGATCGCGCGCTCGACTAACGGTCGGTACGCTCATTGCACGGTTGCGAGCGTCGCCTTCAATGTACGAGTAGTACTGGCCGATCATTTGTGCGCCGCCGTTGTTGACGCTGTTGGTGTAGTACCCGCCTGCGGCTGCCGCTTTAGTTGGCTCAGGCGATATCGCCGCCTTGTTTACTGACCGTGAAAATATCGCCATGCTGTAAGTATGCCACCAATTTATTTGACGGGTGTTGATAGGCGACCGCTAAGCGTCAACCGAGAAAGTAAGAACTCAACGGCCGCCCGACACGATACTAGCCACCTGCTACGACGATCATCGGTTTGCCTGTTGCTGTTGGTCGTGATGCGAGCGCCGCTGACCAAACCAAACACCGTGCCAACTCAATCGGGCCGGGTGATCGCTGGCTTGATAGCGCAATGCTGTTTTGTGACCTGACTGCGACGGCGCGCTGCACGTGTTCAGCCAACATATTTTCGCCCGTATGCCAAAGCAATTTCTCGTTGATCATTGACTTGATGCGTGGCGTAAATTTAAGTATTTCGCCGTAGCCGACAACGGCTCTGCGACGCTCAAGCGCTAACGGCCAATGAATATCGATTGACGGACTGATAGCAAATTTAATTGCCGTGTTTTTTGCTAGACGCTCAACGTGTCGCAACATCTCGTCATACGTGTCGCAAACAAATTCGACGGTGACGACGGTGCGCCGATCGTCAAGCACGACGGCTCGAGTAGCAAAGTATCGGTCGTCGGTAAGGCTCGTCTCGATTGCGACTGTGCCGCCGTCGGGCATCGGGTCGGTGTACTCCAACTCAGGCCACAAACCCGGTGCAATCCACGACTTATCAGACGCGACCCAAAGGTTGCATGACGCGCGCAAAAACGACGCACGATCAGGGTTCTCACTCTCAGCCTCAATCGTTTTTAGCGTCAACGTTTTGCCAAGCGCTGGGTTCGCCCAACCCCAAGCGCGACTATCCATAGGCGATATGTCAGGCGGCGGCGACCACTCAGCAAAATACAACGATGACGGCTCGCCACGGTCAATAGATCGCAACCCCTGCTCACGCCAACGCTGCATAGCGGTACTTGCCTCAGTACCAGCCGTTGACCACGCCGACAATAACGGTGATCGGCGGGCGCGTTGCGCTGGTAGCAAACCGCCGTCAATGACAGTCGAGCCAATATCCCAAATCTCGTCGGCAACAATTAGATCGCAACTCATACCGTGACCAACGCTTGAGTTGGCTGCACGGATAAACCATTTTGACCCGTCGGGCATCGTGACTTGGTTGCGACCGTACGACCGCATAAGTTTTGCACCAAACCGCAACTCGAGAATATCTGCAAGTTTGTCGTACAGCATGACCGCCAAGTCAAGACGGTGCGCGGTACTCAACACGGTTTGCGGTTGCCCCTGGTGCTTAGGCATTTCGGTCAGCCACCAACCGACCAGCGCCGTCAACGCAACCGTTTTACCGTTCTGACGCGCCGTACTAACCATAGACATACGATGCAAAAAATCCCCGTCACCGTCAAACAACAACTGACCGTCAAGAACCCTCTGCTGCCAAGGCATCAACTCAATGCCAAGATGCTGTAAAGCCCAGCCCCCCACCTCAGCCCCAAACGAACCAGCCGCGTCAGGCCACACCGTTTCCAGTCGAGGCTGATCACGGCCAGTTACCGCCAGTTCAGGCTGATCTTGGTCATCTGAGATAATCCTGAG